ACCTTATATCAGCAGTTCCAAAAGTAGAACCGTTCATATCTATGCCATAAGCAACTGTCCCTGCTATATCTAATAGAATACCAGCGGTTGCCGTAGCTGCTGATTGATTATGAACACACAGAATAGCATCGGTATTTGTTTGAGTTCCCCTATTAGCTATCCAAGCTACATAAACTGCTCCGCTTCCTGTCTTAGTTATTACCCCTACTGTTCCCTCGCCAGAAAGAATAGCTTGAAGCGGAGCCAACCTACCAGTTAAAGTAAAAGCACCTGATTGCTGATTGATATAGGCAGTAACCGAAGTGCAATCATCTATGCCGTCAGTTCCACTTTTGGTAATATCTGACTGAATACCATAGTAATAGGCAGTAACTCCATCAAGAGTAGCTACTGCATGCAAGGCATTTTGGTTAGAATTGGCTAGGGCAGCAGTAACATCAATCTCTATATTGGCTATGCTAGTAAGGCTCTGGTCATTCCAATCAAAGGTTGCCCCTGCGTGTCCAGTAAGGGCTGCCAAGACATTGGCAGGGCTAGTTGCTACTGGCGTGTTATTAGCTGAGGCATAGAGGAATGTATCGGCACCAAAGAGGTCTCCGCTCACCAGAGTTCCGCTTGTGGGCAGTGTCAGGCTGGTGGTAGCTGTGGTGGTAAGGGTAAGGCTATGCGCTCCAGACCTGATGAAATCGCCAGTGAGAGTCAAGGCAGTAGCTGCATCAGGAATGGTAATTGTCAGTGTTCTATTAGCACCAAAAGCCACCGCAGTAGCGATAAGTAAATCAAAGGCAGCCCCAGTGCTTCGGATACTCAAGTTGGTTAGACTATCAGCAGTTCCCCCGTTTATGTCGGGAGCGGTTAAGGTCAAGCCTGATAATGTGGACTGCCACGTAGGGACACCGCCAATCACAGTCAGGACTTTATTAGTTGCGCCAATAGTAAGTATAGCCCCAGTAGCAGCAGCACTCGCATATCTTATATCGCCTTTGGCTACATAGGTTGGAACATCAGTCTCAAGAGTATTGACCGCCGTGTTCAGGTCGGTAATTGCCTTTGCGGTAATGTTCAGAGCTACCATAACATTGATAGCGTGAGCAGCATCAGACGTGCTTTCCCGTGCTCGAACAATAGTCAGGGTATCAGTGGAGCGGTTAGTGCAGCTAACTATCTCATCATCAATAGTTAAATGAAACGGATAAGTTGAAGGAAAGTTAGCACCATCGCCAGCAGCAACAGTAAGCGATGTCGCCCCTATTGCCAAAGCAGAAGCTAGAGTGCTGTGTGCGTTGTTCTTCGCAACTAAGAAAGTAGTCGCCATCGGTTAATCCTCCGAATACATCTGCCTCATTCTCTGCTTGGTCACAAGACCTAGCTCCATTATAAACTTGTTCCAAGTAAGTTCAGCCCACGTTAGATGGCTGCCTGCCACTCTACCTCCACCGATATTGACACTGTTTATCTGCTTACGTGACTTAGAGTTAGCTGCTAAGGCAGCCACGCCAAGCACACAAACATCTTCAAGGTCAGGTGTTAAGGTAGATGAGGACTCGGTAATACTGTGCAGCTTGTGGCAGTAGAGATAGGCGGTTTCGTCACCTGCTGGTCTAACATTCATAACGAAAGTAGCCGTAGAGCCAAAGATTGTGATGTTCCTGAATCTTCTGGGGTCTTTGTCAACAGGATACTCGCCATAGGGTATTGAGATGAGGTCGGTGATTGCAGCAATACTAATCTCATTCTTACCAGCCAGCGTGAGGGTGACACTTTCCTTGACCTCGTATGGGCGAGCCTTAGATATTCTCGCAACGACCTCACCAATGAATACGTCAATGGCATCAGGTTCAAATACCACCGTCTTAGCTGGGTCATACTCGGACAGGAGTTTCTGTAACACTCTGGCTCTTATTCCGTCAATGTACTCAGCCATCAGCTTTCCTCACAAAATGGTAGTGTCAATATGCTTGTGCATTTCCCGCACCTTACCAATATGGCAGTTGACCTTCCCTCTGCCATTCTCCGCTTTCTTGAAACGAAAGCACCGCATTTAGGACAACGCAATTCAGCCATCAGCTTCTCCTCTTAGTGCTCATTCTCTTGTGGACAGCAGGGCGACCCGTTGGCTTCCAGCCTTGGGCTGCTGCGTTCCTAGCATTGGCACTAGACTGAGCCTTTGCCTTAGTGTCCGAGTGACCCTTCACTTTACCTGTGGCTACCTCTACTATATCGTAGCCACTATTAGCTTTCCTTACCTTGACTGGCATCCGCTTCCTCCTCCTCAGGTGGGAAGAACTTATCGTATAGGCTAACGTATGCTTCGGTTAATTTCCCTGCGTCATCCATTGCCTTGAGAGGAATCTCGGCTAATCTCATAGCCTCCTCTCCCATATGCACGTTCTTCTCATTGGCAGGGTCAAGTAGTGGAATCATATCTGTTATACGCCAATTAGTAGTCGCTACCATAGATTCATTATGCAGCTCACACTTCGGCTCGTATGAGAAGAACCCTTGATACCCACACGGAGTCTGCGTCCCATCCACAGCAGTCCTGAACCCCGTGCAAGCATACTCGGTTTCCGTATGGATTAGCTTGAGTTCTGCCTCACTGAAGCTCAAAGACTCAAGTAGCTTTCGCACTATCTTGAGGTTAAGGCGACTACCCTCTTTAGGTAATAGCTCTGACAACCTTAGCCTCTCTGCCATATTCAGTTTCATTGTTTATACTCCTTTTGAGTTTTATTTAGGGAGCGATTAAAGGCTCACCCCCCAGAGCCTCTGCGGTTATTTCTTTACCAAAAGGCAGGCACAATCCCCGCAGCATATTTCATCTTTGGGATACTCCTTGCCACAAGTCGGACATACCATATCAAGCCTCCCGATTTTATTGGGGGGTTTCAGCCCAACCCCCCGAAGCATAATAATCAAGATTAAGTATAGAAGTTCAGGTAGTGGGTAACGCCGTCAATGAGGCAAGCGAAGTATTTACCTGAACCTGACTTCGCCCCATTGCCTATACAGCCACCACCGAAGGTGATGAGTTGGAGCAGGTTGGTAATCTTGTTGTTGCCTCTCAGGACAAGGGCAGAGTCCAGCCAAGCACCGTGATTTTGGAATGATGCCAGAGCAGACCCCTTAGCCCCTACACCGTGCATATCTGTTGCGCACAGGTTGTCGCAATAGATACAGGCTATGGTATCAAACGCCGTGAATACTGGCGTTCCTGCTTTGGATATAATCCCACGCAGACCAGCAAAGACCGAGCTTGCGTTATTAAGGGTAGCTCCATCAGCAAAGTGTAGCTGTCCCTGCACACCATACATAGCCCCTTGCCCGCCTGTGAACTCGGCATCCTCACCCAGAGTTACCTTGCCCACGATAGGGATTGGTGTCGCATACCCACCTGACGCTGGCTGATAGGTCTGCTCAATCTGTAAGGACTTGAGTGCCCCAGACGTAGCCAGTGTGAAGGTGTGTTCAACATGCAGTCCGTGTCCAGCAGCCGAGAAGGTCTCGGTCTGTTTGATGTCAGACCACTCAATCTCGCTGTGATGGAACAGTTGATGGTCGCCGTGAGCAACGGCGGTAGTGCTCCTCTGTGCTCTTGTCACCGTAAGGGACTTGGTGGCAGTCGTAACCGCAGTAACAAGCACAGCTTCCTCAGCAGAACTCCCAGCACCGATTACAGCCATAAACGGAACAGCAGGAATATCAGTTACGCTGTCCACAATCACAGAAGTATCGTCTGCGTCAATCGCTCCATTGAGCCGTGTTTGAAACTTAGCTAAAAGTTTAACCATTTTCTTTCTTTTCCTCTCTTATATTTTGTTGGCGAGAGAAGAAGGTGTCTTATTCAGAGTAGTCCTTCTCTAGTCCGACCTTTATTCAGTTAGGGTTTATCACCCTTTATTTTTTCAGGGCTAGACTTATCTAAAAGTCACAAGCTCCTTATTTTTTCAGAGCTTATGACTCATCGTGTAGTCTTACGGCTAATTCAGGCGTGAGTGTCTTAAAACCGCATAGCAGGGAGATAGTCATTTTGTTCAACTGGGTGTCTATGTCGTAGTCTTGGACTACGTTTAGCGAGATACCCTTGTAGTTGACAGTTGAGCCCTTTGCTCCCCCGATAGGCGGTTCAATCGGTGCTGAGACCATAGCAAAGGCGTTCCGATGGAACATCAGGTTTTCTTTGCTGGTTGTAGCACTTGGGTTGACCGTGACCGTATCACCATCGCTAATTGCTTCGGCTAAGGCTGGATAGATAGCAAATGTCACATGAAGTGTCGTTATCGCTCCAGCGGTGGCTTGAGCGGTCAGAACGTGCTGCCTGCCATCTATGGTGACTAACGTGCCTTTGGAATAGATGTATCCGTCAGTCGCTGCGTCACAAACAACACTGGTTTCACCAGCAGCTGTATCCGCATCAACCGCAAGGTCATAATCCCCTGTCCCTGTGCCGATGGCGTGGGTCTGAATGTTCTGGTTCTCGTAAAACTCGTAGCCAAATACCTTGCCCAGTGAGGCGTCCCGAAGTGCCCTTGTCGTGCCCGACTTATCTGCTTCGTGGAAGGTGTCAATACCAAGCAACGCTGCGGTGGTAAGCGGTGACATAACCGCATACAGGTTTCGCAACGGAGCTTTGTTATCTCTCATTATCTTCCGTGCATTTAGCAGGTCAGCTATGGCAGTTGTGGTTTCGGTATTCTCAAAGTAGGGAATGTCAACATAAAGTTTAGCCAGCCTTACGTCCACTTCATCTGCTATGGCTTGCACAGCAGGTTCAACGATACGACCATAGAAGTCGTTTATCTTGAGCGTTAGGTCAACAGCAGTTATCTGAATAGGCACGATAATTTGTTTGTCCATATTTACCGTGACACTACTTTCCGCAGGCTCTTGCCATTGCCCAGCGAGGTCTCCGTCAAAATCTATAGCGGTGAACGTGTTTGGCTTCTTGATGATGACACTATCGCCTACTTTCTTGAACTCCTTAGAGTAATCTCGGTAGACAAGTCCAGCGAAACACCACGAGTTCAAGAGGGCTATGATACCCATTTTGGCTACAGCTTCTGGGGTTATATATGTCGCCAAGTGAGTGTCCTCCTTTCTTACTTAATAGGTGGGGCAATCGCCTGTTCAAGCGACTCCATTGACGCACTTTCAACGCCTTCGGGAGTCAGGTTTACAGGCTTTGCACCAGAAGGAGTCTCATCTGTTGGCGAGTAGGTTACCTCTTCCTCAGTTTCACCCTCTGTGGTCTCGGTTTTGGGTGCGGGAGTGCTGGCTTTTAGCTCGGCTGCGACATTCTCCAGGATAGCCTTATCGGTTATACCTAGTTTCGCCAGCCTTTCTTCGGAGACACCATGCTTGGCAGCTACGACAGATACCATTGTCTCACCTGACTCGGTGGCGAACTGTTCTCTGTCTGCTTTAAGCTGTGCCTCTTTCCTGTTAGCCTCATTCTCCCTTGCCTGCACTTCCCTTTCCCTTACCCTCACCGATTCCTCAGCTTGAATGTTCCTGAGTGCGTTTCCGCTAGGGTCGCTTCTCGCTTCGTCATAAGCTCTGGCAGTCTGGGCACGCTCTATATCGTCAAGCCTAGCGTTTGTAGCTTCGCCTTCTTTAGTGACGCGGGCTATTTCTGCATTAGCATGAACCACCTCAC